CAATCTTAAAACAGACTGTTTTGAAAAGCGATCTAAGGTAGCTATGAATACTCTTTCGAGTAAAAGCTAAACCCTGATATCAACCATGCAGACAGTAAACTGCACCTTGTGTCAAATTATAGATTGTTGCCCCCCCAGCTAATGCCAGGAATTTGGTTAAAAACCTGACACAAGGGTGAACAACACCAAGCTCTCAAAAGCCCAAAGTGAGAACTAAGCCGGAACGAACCGAACTCAGAACGCACACACAAGAAGGGCGAGCGGTGGTCGCATTATGTTGTTAAGCAATCGGTAAACCGACGCTCATGGGGGCACAACCCCTTCCATGATCCGTAAAATTACGACTAAAATGCGGAATGGCCTTTGATTTTCAATTAGAAGCGGAAAACAAAGACCTGAAACAAAGACGCTAAGCGCATGCTCAAGCTTTTCTTGAGAGAGCACGGCGAATGATGGCGCTGGCACAACTGGAACTCTGTGAATTTCCATTATTGTTGGTCAGCGGCATAGATGTGACGGAAACAGTATCATCGTCAAGGCCACAATCCTCTGGGTCCACAAGGGCGAGGAGGCGCTCGAGACGTTTGAGACGTTCGTCAATGGGAGAATCGGCTGGTTTCAAAGCGTTGAGACTGGAAGAAACTTGCAAAATAAACACATCAGCTTGCCCACCACTCATGCCCGTGAGAGCACCAATGGTGACAGTGTTGCCGGAACCAGTGCCAGCAGCAATAACGTTAAAACAAGCGAGAACATTTGCAGCAGTTCCAGCGTTAAGAAACGAGCTTACAAGATGTTCTCCATCATCCTTCAAGGCATTCACATTGAGAATATTTGCACCAGCGACAAGCGTCGGAGCAGCTGAAATAGATGCACCAGCCCAAGAGCCAGCGACAACAAAAGTGCCGACTTGCGGCATCAAAAAGGTTGTCATGGTCGGGGCTGTACCGAGAAGTGTTGAAGAGGATTGAACAATGCCTCCAGTGGTGCCAAGGGGAGTTACGTTGGTGGCAGTCTGACTGGCACCCTCAACAATATGCGCAAAAGCACCCACATTGGGCAAAACAGAGGACTCAAGAACAGGGGTCATGAGCTCAAAAGAATAGCGAACACGCAGTTCACCGATGACATTTGCATTGGCATTGCCATCGGTTGAGACATAGAGAACTCCTCCATCATATGTCTTCAAATCAGTGCCAGCGGGTTGACCGCCGGGTCTGACGTACTTGCTGTCTTGGCTATTGAGCAATTTGGGGTCAAGTCTGAGACGGACGACCTCATACGGCATGGCGTCAGCGTGGGGACGAGTGTCCTCCACTTGCTGCTTTGTCGTCGGAGCGCTATCACTCGCGTTGTAATCAAAAGACAGCATAACCTTGCCACTTTGGCCATTGGTCGCATAGGCAGACACTTGCGGCTTGTAGTAGAACTCAACATACCGAGTGCGCCATCGCTCATAAAGAGCGGCGATCTTATACGCCCATGGGAAAGTTGCTGACTGGCCAGGGTTGAGAGCGTACGGAGTTGTTGAGAAAGCGGTGGATCCGTTGATGTCAGTAATGTACTCATCTTCAGTGACAACCTGGTGACGCCTGTTGGTATTGGATTCACGACCAGAAGGAAAGAGCGATTGCGGCTTATGGGCCTGACGGACTCGCTTCGGCTGCACGCGAGCGTGCTTACCGGGGTGCCGTCTTGCAGCAGCGACTTTTCTGGGGTGATTAATGGGGCCGAGTGCGGGACGATGTCTATTGCGGACGCCAATGGCGAGCAAAGCATTTTGAACCTTGGCACTGCGGCGGGAACGTGACTTCTTATGTGGCATAAAGAAATGAGAGCTGTGAAAAGGATAATTACTCTAAAAGTAATTCGTCTTTTCATCCCTGGTATGCGGCCGCGTCCCAGCTCACATGCCCAACACAAGAGTCTCCATGTACTTATCGGATGGCAACTTGAACTCATAACCTTGCTTCATACTGAAATTTGCAACAAATCGCCGAAACTGATTTCTGACGACCGGATTTATCCAGAAATGAGCAAAGAGTCCATTCAAGACTTCATCACAATCAGTGTGCTTGGTAGGAAGATAACAAAGCTGAGCAAACAGCTTGTCATAATTGGGATATCCAACATAGCGACTAAATTCATCGGAAACCGCAACGGTCTTTCCGTAGAAAGTGTGGCCAACAATGTCGGCGTTCTCAAGAGCAAGCTCGTACTTCATTCCAAGCTCCAAAGAATACTTATAGTATTCATCAAAAGAGATATGATAATCATCAATCATACTCAGCAGCAAATCATCACCACATATGTCAACTTGATTATTCTTCATAAAGCCCGCGAAGCTAATATTTGCTCGACGCAGAACATAAGAGAGAATCACAAGTGAAGCAATGCAGTTATCAATAATAGTATTGTAGCTGCCGGATGGATTACCATGCTCCTTGTAAAATATCTTACCGTCTCCAGTCATCATGTATGCACAGATGATGTTACGATAAAGACTGTTCACCAGCTCGGGACGAGTGTGAAGCCTAGCACGAATAGCTCGAACGGCATTCATAACCATCATGGACAAACGGCGGTCGAATTTCTCACCATCCATCTCAAGATAAGCATGATACCCGGAACGGCGTTGTGCAAAATCAGTGAAACCACCATACTCAATGACATCTCCAACACGAAACATGCGGGAGGAAACAAACACATCATTTTGCGTTGAGAAGGTGGAAATACATGCCAAGAGAAAATCAATGGGGGGCGCTTGGATAGTTCGAAGGCCACCTTTGTTATTCTTGGAAACACTGATAAGCTCCTTTTTGGGGAACACATGCCAAATAGGGATCAAATGTGGGTCCTCATTCATATACTTCTCATAATTATCCGTGATCAGCTCATCAAAAATATTGAGAGCACAAATCTTTGAATCGGTTTTGAGAAAATAGGGGAAACCCGGTGATGTATTCTTAAGTTCAAGTGTGGCAGCAGCATAGTCAATGGTTCCAGACACATCTACCCTTTCGGATATATGGAGGAATACATCAGAGACAGCACGCTGAAAATCATCGTAATGAGCCGTCGTATCGTCAACAGGCTCTAAAAACGGTTGCAAAGCAGCATGAACTTTAGGCATAGTGTACACTGGTAGAACATATGTATGCTGATAAGGGAAAATATCATTGTCAAACGGTTGCTTAAATTTAGGAACAGGACGATACAGATTAAAGTGGTGTCCAACATAGTCCCAATTCATACCACGGCAATCAGAAAGAATGCCTTGGGAATAGAGACCCTTTTGGGCCGCCCAGTCTTGAGACCAGGACGGCGGTGTGTTGTTGGCACCACCTCCACTCAAAAAGAGTAGAGGAAGCTCGCTGGAATGTGCTTCGTGATAGCACCACGCTCTGCGTCGTTCGACGAGCAGTGCATGCCAGCAAACTTATAAAAATCTGCAGGATTGACGGGCTTGGAGATCAACATGCCTCCACAGTTGCCTGACACGGTCGTGAAAGACGCTGTGTCCTTGGCCTGAAAATGCCCATCGTTCGTAAAGAGTTTGTCTTCACCTTTGTCGGTAGTAGTACCAACAATGATAGCAGGCCCACGGACTGGATCAGTCTGAATGGGCGGCTTCATGGCAGTGAGACCAACTGCTGCAACTGGAACAATGAAAAATTCCGTAATCAAGTGTCCATTGGCATCAACAGCATCATTGTAGTGATGTTTCGGAAACTTCGACAAATCAATGAGGTGATTGTTAATGGAAACTTGAGCTTCATCGGTGTGATTCAGAACGAATACTTTATCCTTGAGCACTAAGGCATCAAAGAGACGTACTCCAGCAACTGATTTCACGGCCTGACGATGCTTATACCAGTCATTAACGAAAAATTGCGGATAGACTGCGTAGCCCTGGGGGCGCTGAGGGACATCATATGGAACATGACCTTCCTTTGCGCACTTCCAACAAAGCTTGGCGTCAAAACGCTTTCCGAGATGACAATATTTGCAGGTATCACAATGACACTTGGCTTGCTCACCGTGCTCATGCTGGTACTTGCGAGTACACTCAGAGCAATAACCAGACTTCCGGGCAGTTCCCTTCTTGCAAGTCTTGCAAGAGGTCTCAATGCCTTGGGATTTCTGAGTCACGGGATTATGCGGTTTGAAACGACACAGTGGCAAATGATTGCACTTTGGGTCGCAACAATTGTGCTCGCAACAGCCAGTGGCAGTGCTGGTAAACCCACAATGGTGGACACACGTCGGAACCTTAACCGAGGCAGCGCCTTCAGGCTTTTGAAAACTCACGCGAACAGTCGGCACTTGAGTAGTTGACTTCGGCTTGCGTTGACGTTTTCGTTTCGGTTTCTCGACATCAGCCTCATACTTAGAGTCGTCAGAAGTAGCGACGGCAGCGGCAACAACTTGTGCGCGGCTAGCCTGCGACGTCTGAGGAAGAACTGCATCAATGACTTCAACCTCAGAAACAAGAGGTTTGACGCCAGGTGGGGCACAGCTCGCAAAATGCGTACACTGTCTGCCACCACACTTTTGATTGCAAGCAATATTAGGATTGCATCTAAGTTTAAGAGGACAATTGGCATAATGAATGCACCCGTCACCAACAGCAGCAGCGAGTCCTTGCGGCCTCTGCAGCTCAACTGGAGGGGACATACACCCAGCGAAGTGAACGCAATGTTGCCCGCCACACTCACGATTACAATTCTTCGAACCATCAGTCAGAAGTTTCATCGGACAATCAGGGGCGTGAATGCATCCATGACCAACAGCAGTCGGTCCAAAAAGAAGTCCAGAGATCAAGCCCTGTGACTTCTGCTCCTCACTGGGGGGCTTACATTCAGCCCAATGCACGCAATGTTGCCCTTTACAGGCACAATTGCAAACCTTCGAGCCGTCGGTCTTGAGCTGCTTCGGGCAATCGGGGCCATGAAGGCAGCCGTCGCCGGGTGGCGCTTGCTCAATTCCAAACAATCTCGAAAAGAAACCCTGAGCACGTTGAGCACGACGACCAGTATGTCTGTGCCCTTCCGTGTTGTCAGCCCCGTGAAAAGGATCGATCTCCTCGGACTCATCCGCCCAATTAGCAACGCTATTGTTGGCGAAGAAATCACTCATGGGGACCTGGAAAGCATTCTTGGCCTGAGCCCACTTTCTCTCAACGATTTCAGTATCGCGATCTTCTTCTTCACGAAGTCTATCAAGGTAATCATAAATTTCAACTTTGGCACGCCGCTTACGCTTGCCATGAGGTGGTTGAGCTTCTTGCTCTCCGAACTGCTTCTTCACTTCATGCAGCGGCAATGAAACCGAGATGAGCTTGATCTTATCAGTTTTGCAATCAATCTCA